TAGAGCTTAAGAAAGATATGACTGATTTAAGAAACTCTCAGTGGAATCTAGAGTCAAAAGTTGACACTAAGCTACAGTCGGTAGACACTAAACTGACTAATTATGATACAAAGTTAGATAGATTTGAAATAAAAGTAGAGAAGACAAAAGAAGATATAAATAAACGAATACAAGAGTCATTAGATAATCCACTAGCAAACTAAGGAGCTACTATGCCATACGGAAAAGGAACTTACGGTAAGAAAAGAGGAAGACCTCCAGTAAAGAAGAAATCTAAAAAGAAGTAATGGAAGAGAATATTAATAGGATGCAGTTGCAATTAGACAAACACTCTGGACAAATAGCAAAGCTGTTTAGCAAGATTGATGACACTAATTTATGCATACAAAAAATCAATACTTCTTTAATGCAGATTAAATGGGGTGTCTATGGAGCTTTAGGCTGGTATTTTATTACCGAGGTAGGAATTATGGAAGCAATAGGATTAGCATTATGATAGGATTTTTAACAAACGTAGCACCAATAGCTTTAGGTTTTATAGCTAAACTGTTTGCACTTAAAAGTCAAGCAGCAGCAGAGAATCAAAAGTTAATGATACAGAATCTACAAGTACGTAATGATTCTATTAATCAAGCTAGAGACAGAGCAGATAAAGAGAGCCCGATGGCTGCACTTAACAGAAGAGTAATTATCTTTGTCATACTAGCTCTTATTATATTTACACAAGTAGCACCAGTATTCTTTGATGTACCTACTATAGTGCCTACGGTAATAGAAGGATTTAGTATTTTAGGTTTTCAGTTTACACCTGATATTATTGAGTATGTTAAGTTAGAAGCAGGTGCTGTACTTAAGATGGATGAAATCTTTGGATGGGCTACAATGATTATAGAATTTTATTTTGGTGCTCAATTAGCTAAGGGGAAATAATGACATATAGAGAATTAATAAATCAAGTATTAATAAGACTAAGAGAAGATACCATTACTTCAGATTGGTCTGGTGCTGTTAATGATAGCATTACTATATCGGCTTATCAAAAAGTTATTGGTTCTTTAGTTAATGATTCTAAAAGAAATATAGAATCTTTTCACGATTGGATGGCTTTAAGAGAAACAGTAGATGTTTCTACAGTAGCTGGAACTAAAAATTATAATTTAAGTTCTGGTCAAGAACTTCAAGTTTTAGATGTTACTAATCAAAGCACAGGATACACTTTAAAACCAACAACAAAACATTATATAAACACTCAAAAGTATCCTACAGAATCTACTGGCGAGCCCGGTTATTATTGTTTTAATGGTGTAGATACTTCTGGTAATTTAAAAGTAGATTTCACACCTATTCCCACAGAAGCACAGACTATATCTTTTGATATAGTTAAGTATCAAGACAACTTAACACTTGCAGCAACAGCACTTAAGATACCTGCTCAACCAGTAATACTTGGAGCTTGGGCTCGTGCATTAGCAGAACGAGGAGAAGATGGTGGTACACAATCATCATTAGCTGCCGAAGAAGCAGCAGCCTCTTTAAGACAGTCTATTATAATAGATGGTGGGCATAATAGATATGAACAAGACTGGTATGTCCTATAATGGCTAAACAGCTTATAGCACAACCTCTACCTAACTTTGGTGTTAATGGATTAAATACACAAAGTAATCCTAATTCACTAGACCCTTCTTATCTTACTAGCGCAGACAATATAGTATTAAGAGAGTCAGGAAGAATATCATTTCGTAAAGGTTTAAAACAAAAAGTTGTGCCTAGCGGTACAGCTATTAACTCTATTGTAGAACACGATGACCAAGGTACTAATAAAATATTTGCTAGTCACGGTACTTCTATTTACACAATTGACTTTACATCTCCTAATGCTGCTTTTCCTAGTAGCGGTGCTGATGTTAAGCATACCGTTGCTAATAGCACAGGCGATTGGCAATTTATAAATTTTAATAATAGACTTACTTGCCTACACACAGGAATTGTTCCTCAAAGATATGATGGTTCAGCAAGTGGAGGTTCTAAATGGGCAGCATTTGACAACGCTACTAGACCGCCTACAGTATCAACAGGAGAATTTAAACCTAGTTGTGGTGCAGGAGCTTATGGTCGTATGTGGGTTGGTGGTGTAGCAGAAGAGAAGGATGTCTTACATTATTCTGCACTATTAGACTCTGATGACTATACGACATCTAGTGGTGGTGGTTCTATAGATTTAAAAAAGGTTTGGGACAAAGATGACATTATAGCTATTGCTCCATTTTATGGACAGCTTGCAGTATTTGGCAAGAACAATATAGCACTATATGAAAGCCCTGATGTTATTGGTAATATTAAACTTAATGAAGTAATTAAAGGAATAGGGTGTATAGCTAGAGATAGTGTACAAGCTATAGGTGATGACTTAGTATTTTTATCTAACACAGGACTTAGGTCATTAGCTCGTACATCAGAAAAAGATAAAGTACCTTTAACAGACATAAGTAAAAATATTAAGGATACAATAATAAGAAACATAGGGGTTAGTGATTTAACAGATGTTAGAAGTGTATATGTAGAAAACGAAGGTATCTATATATTATCATTTACAGATAAAAATATTAATTATGTGTTTGACTTTAAACACTTTACTCCAAACGGAGAACCTAGAATAACTACTTGGACTTTCGATAATGATAGAGAACCTACAAGTATGTGTTATACAGAAACTTATGGTTATCTTACAGGACAGAAGGACGGAGGCATAGCAGGTTATGAAGGATATTTTGATACGGATTTGGCTTGGGTGTCTTCCGCTGCTTCTTATACTAACAGTGGGATTACTGCTGATGTGTCTAGCATATGGATACCTTTAAGCCAAGGGATGGTTGCATCTTTACTTAAAAGAATGATATTAGTTTTAGAGGGTGGTTCTGGTGCTACTTTAGGTTTAAGATGGTATAAAGATTTTGGTGTAGTATCTTCAGATACCACTCAAATTTCTTTGAGACCTGCGACAACAGGTACTACTGCTTTATATGGCAATGCTGCTTCTCTTTATGGTGCTTCTAAATACTCTCCTATATATGGATTACAGGAATATTCAACACCACTTACAGGTAGTGCTAAAACATTAAAACTTAATATGTCTATAGTCAGTAATGGCTATAATACTTCAATACAAGATTTATCAATTTTACATTTACAAGGGAAAATACGATGAGTAATTATACTTTAGCAGTCAATTGGTCCGGAAAAAATGCTCTCTCAGATAGTGATGCTGCGAAAGTTATATCTGGCTCGGACTTTAATTCTGAATTTACAACAGTACGAACAGCAGTCAATTCTAAAGCAGACCTTAATGGTGATGCTACAGAAGATTTTGCTAGTAACAACGCAACAATAGCAGGAACACTTGCTGTAACTGGAGTACCAACTGTGCCTACGCAATCAGCAGGCAATAATACAACACGAGTTGCTAGTACAGCTTTTGTTACAACAGCAGTTGCAGCTTTAGATGCAGCAGCAATTAATGCTATTGTATATCCAGTAGGTTCTATATATTTTAATATGGCAGTTGCTACAAACCCAGCTACCTTGTTAGGTATGGGAACTTGGGTAGCTTATGCTGAAGGTAGAGTTTTAGTAGGTAAACAATCTAGTGGTACATTTGATACACTTGATGAAAGTCTTGGTGCTGAAACAGTTACACTAACTACCGCACAACTACCTGCACATACTCACGGTGGTATGACTCCCGGAGCTGAACAAGCAAATGCTGCACAAAATAATTCAGGAGCAAGACACGGTGGGGGAACAGCTACAGGTTCAACAGGTAGTGGAGATGCTCACAGTAATTTACAACCATCTGTAACAGTTTACATTTGGAAACGCACGCAATAGGAGATATAAAAAATGGCAGGACCAGCAGGATATACACAACCCGGAGGCGGAGGCGGAGCAGCAGGATATTCTGCACCTTCTCCAACTTTTGCAAAAGCAACACCCGGTGTATCACAAAGACCGGGCGGTAATAGCAACTTAGGAAGTATGCTAAGTAGTCTTATGGGACTAGGCGCTAAAGGAAAACTAGAAGATATTTATACAGAAAACAGAGACTACAATAAAATGATTCAGGACGAAGCCTATCAACGCTCTCTTCCCAAAGGTGTCACAGGACCAGCAGGTAAAGTAAGTTTTGATGCAGAAACTGAAGAGATGCTTATGGAACTTGACCCTGAAATCCAAGGAGTTATGGATGGATGGTTAAGAGCTGAACAAAGAGCAGGTCAAGAGTTAGGTGCTTATAATATGGACGAGCGTACTATCAATCAGATTAGTATGTTTGATAAAGCTAATGAGTTTAGAGACAACCAAGCTAGATTGCAAATGGAAGAATCTAATTTCCAAAGAGGGATTGCAGGTACTGGAGCATTCTATAATAATATGGCTCTTGGAGAACAGGTTAATCAACGAAGACTACAAGAAGCGCTTAAGTCTAGAGAGATGGCAATGGGTGAAAGAAACCTTTTGTCTGCTGAACAACTAGCCTTTGGTAATGCTGCTATAGAGGCTCCAAGAACTTTAATGGCTCAAGCAGAGTTATCAAGACTTATAGGTCAGGGCTCTCATACAGGAGTTAATGTTGAAGGAGTAGCATTAGGTTCTCTAGCACTAGCGGATACTAAAGCAGGATACTACAGTGGTATGTTAGGAACATCTGCTGATTATTCTGAAGGTGGTGGTAGTGGTGGTTCTGGTAGTGGTATGTTTGGTGGCGCGCTAGATTTTGCAAGTTCAATATTCACATAGGATAAATTATGGCAGAGAATGATACAATGTTTAGTAGTGTTTATGATGCAGCTACAGAAAATAATTTACAAGTAAAAGATAATGCCACAAG